CGCATGGTGTTTCCATGAGGTTGCCTGGTACGTTTGACTTGTAGCCTGTGCCGTCACAAGAAGCGCAAGCGTGTGAGTACTCGTACACTTCCTCTGGTGCGCCCTTCGGCTCTGTCATAATTGCCTCTGTGTCGATGGCATCCTTTTCAATGTCTGCCATAGCAGTACCTTTCACTAATTTGCCCTTAACGGACTTTGCAAGTTCAATAACGCATGATGGGTTTGCTGGGCGGTCAACGAGTGACACCTCAACAATCTTTCCTGAGCGGATCATTCCACCTGGGGCATCGGCTGACTTCTCAACGCGAGCGCCCTTGATACCTACTGAGAAACCGGTGTAGATACCTTCTTCAACTAGTCGAGCTGCTTCTGAGTCAACAATCTTGGCCTCAACGATGTAGCCAGTACCTGATTGCTCCATCTCCATTGCCTTACCGATTGCCTTGCTCTGGTGCATTTCGCGAATGTTGCCAATAGCAAACCACTCTGGCATAGCAGTCTTAAGCCACTCAGGGTCACAAATTTGCTCATCGAGGTCGAGTGTTGCGTCTGTTGCAAGACCCTTTACTCGGATGTAGCCATCTTCGCCACGCTTTGCAGTTAAGCCGCCAAAGTAGGCGTAGGTAATGTCTTGAGCCATGTTGTTATTCTCCTGAATCGGTAGATGTGTCTGTTGTTGTATCTGGCAATACAGCCGCTACGGTGCAACGGCAAGAAGGGTGTTCTGGTGGGTAGTCGTCTGTGATGTCGTGTGGGTTGGCTAGTTCTTGGTCTAAGCACTCCTCACAAGCACCGTCATAGGCTAACCAGTCGAACTGTTCAATGCCAGCCGACTGATACGTATCTACTGCCGAGGCGTTGTAGGCACGGTTTGTTTCTGTAACTGCAATAATGTCTGCACGACTTGGATCATTGATGATTAAGTCAATCGCTGTTCCAATGTCTCTAGCACTCATGCCCTGGCTGATTCCAAGAAGTAATGAGTCTGAGATTCGTGTCATTGTTGTATCGTTAATGCCTTGAATGGTAATGCCAGCCTTGTCAAGCAAGTTTTGCAAGCCTTTACCAGCCAATACTGCGTCTGAGCGAACTACCTGAGCTGCGTCTTTTGCTCCTGCTGCTCCACCGGCTGTGTAGATGTCCTTTAGAACATTCGTAGCCTTAGCGTTGCTCATTGAAATGTTGCTCTTAACAGCGCCTTGTGCAACTGCCTTCATCTGAACTACATCTTCAAGAGGTTTTGGAACTGCTCGAAGTGCTTGGGCGATTGCTGAGCCTACGCCTGAGATACCGGCTGCGAGTGCTACTTGGATAGCCTTAGAGTGCTTCTTTGATACTGCCTCGACCTTTGGGTACGAAGGTAGTTCGTGCATCTCTCGCTTAGTAACTAAACCTTTTGGGGTATCAGTTATCTCACTGTTCACAATGCCAGATGCCCACTCGTAAATGTTGTCGGGCATTGGTGTAGCGCCCTTGACGATGAAGTAAGCCTGCTCGTTAAGGTTGTCAGCGAGTTCTGCGTCAAATACGGTGAAGTCAAACGCTCTCCAGTTGCCTCGCTTGTGGCGTGACTTGACGAAGCGACCAAAGTCTTTTAGCTCTTCGCTAATTGCTGACTTCTGATCCGCAGGTGCGCCAACAGCAGGTATGTCTTTACCTACCCCAGCCTTCGGCGCTTGGCTTTCACCGACACTGCCTTGTGCGTTGCCTTCGGCGACTTGGCCTTGTGCGCTTTCGCCTTGCTGATTTTGCGTTTCATTTTGTCCTACCGTTTCGCCTGTGGTGTCAACTGACAACATTCCCTTGAGGAACTGGATTGCATTACCAGCGACAATGAAAGGCTCGTCGGCTTCTGGCATGTCGTAAAGATTCTGACCAAGTTCGCCCTGTACGTCGTTGAGTGTCTTCTGACCTGAGAATAGAGCGGTCTGTAGTGCCTTAGAGCGTTCTAGGTCTTCGCGTGCGCCCTTGCGGTCATTAAGAACGAATGTGACGTTCTTGTCTGCATTGAGGTAGCGACGTGAGAGCGAGTTGATAACGGAGACTACGTAGTCTTCCATTGGTTTTGTAGATACTGACTCTACGTTCTCTGCTTCGCCTTCTTGTGAACCCTTGCCACCACCGAGTCCGGCACGAGCCACGACTCCGAGAGCTGCTGGGGATACACCGAAGATAGATGCAACGCGCTTAATGATGTATTCGTCGTAGTCTGACTTAAAGCGGTCAGCCATCTCTGGCATTGCAACAGGATCAAACCCGTCTGGCAATACCTTGATGCGGTGACGCTCTGCTGTGTTGCCTGTTAGGCGACCATTGAGAATACGCTCAAACTCTGCCAGCTTGTGAATGTCCAACTCCTGAGAGTTAGTCTTCATAAACGTCATTGGCATTGAGCCGTTCTGGTATTCAGAGTTCATCCATACTTGACGGTTCAGGTACAGCGAAGCGGCTGGGATTGCCTCTTCTACTGGTGAGTAGCCGTATGGACTCCAGGTGCGGCGGTTCTTAACAAAGACTGAAAGTTGATCTGTAAGGAACTCTTTGTCTCGACCTGAGCCAGCGTAGAACTCGCCGTCTGCATCTGGTGAAGCAATGAACTCACCGCGCGGAAAACCCCACAAGACTTGTTGGTAGGCAGGCTGCGGTGGGTGAGGTATGTCGCCTCGGTTGTTAAGCAAAATCTTGATGGTAGGAGCGTCAATAACGTCGAAGCCCAGAACCTTGCCCTTGAAGTTGTAGCGAGGGTAGACGCACCACTGGTCGTAGGTAAAGACCTGCCATAGGGATTCTGTTAGCCATTCAGAGAACGTGCGGTCAGAAGCAACGTATGGGTTTTCCCAGAAATCACGAAGGCGGTTAATCTCAGCGCCGTAACGCTCACGACCAATAAGAGCTGCCTTAGCGTGTGAGCAACTCTCTTCTTGCATGATTTCGGCAATGGCTTGATCCGATAGAGTCCAAGCGCCTTCTTGCTTAATGATGTCACCAACGCGGATTTCAATAGCGCGGTGAATGATGTCGCATTGCTCAACAAGTGAGTGAAGCACTTGGAACGGAACCTCGGTCTGTGTGATGTTGAGGTTTATTGCTGTCTGATACTCGTACTTACGAGGTAGAGCGCGACCTGATTCGTCGAGGACAACGTCGATGGGCGCTGGTAACAGAGGGCTTGCAGGCCCCAACATAGCTCCGAAGCCACCGCCACCTTCAACAAATCCAGGGCGAGGCATTGGCACAGCTTGTCCGACTGTCGTTACGATACCCTGACCGGCAGTTGACATTTCGTTAGCAGCGTAGGCAGAGTTATAGCCGCCACCGCTTCCAAGTGGAGATGAGGCCATTCCAGCCTTTTGCATTTCAGCAACAATTTCCGCAGCAAGCGTAGTCTTGTTCTTTCGCTGGAATAGAGCCATTTATTGTCCTCGGTGAGATGGGTTGATGCCGGAAGTGTACAACTGCGCTACTGGTTCTCTTAATAGAACTCCGCAACCTTTACAGTTAAATGCTTCTACGTCATTTGGAATACCGCAAGCCGTACAAGACGGTGCGAGTTGTGCAAAGAACCTGTCGGCTGATGCGCCGGTAGCAAGTCCAAGTTCAGCCAACCCATGCACTAAGGCATCGAGTCGGTCTGGTGAATAACCGGAGTCAGGAACCCAGCCGGTCATTTGGTCTTCAAGTAAATCAAAAGCGCCAATGTGAGATACGCGGCCTTGCTCATAAAGCGCGGCTATCGGTTCAGCACGAAGGCGTTTGCCGACCTTAGCCACAATGCCCTTGAATGGGATTGTCGGCTCAACGGATCGGATTGTAAGCTCAACCATGTCTCCGCCCTGGTTCTTTTCAGCAACCACGCGGTCAGCGTTGAACTCATGAAATGCGGCTATCGCCCTGTGAGCCCACCCAGAAGGAGTATCACGACAACTGCGATCAGCAAGAACATAACCCCTACCATCCGTTCCCTTAGCAACAACAACTATTCCTGTTTCGTCAGCGTTCTCACCAGAGGTTGTCGCAGGGTCAATAGCGACCACAATACGCACAAAGTCAGGTGCTTTCTGTAATCTTGAACCTTCAAGCATTTCTAACGTCCATAACGCACCAGGGGTGTCCGTGAGAACTTCCGCGAAAAGCTCTTGTCTACCTAATCGTGTGCCTTCGTATCTCGCTCGTAATTGAGCAAGTGCAGAAGGCGCTAGGTTCTTGGCATTGTCAAAGGTTGAGCCTCGGACTACCTTTACAGAACCATCGTCTTGTGCCAGTAGCCGTTTAATGATTGGCACTGGTCTTGGTGTAGTGGTAATTAGGGTTCGTGGGTGTTCACCTAAGCGAAGCCCGAACTGCAACTGATCCCATGTGTCTTCGTAGCGCCATGCGGCTAGCTCGTCACACCACGCGCCGTGAAACTGTGGCCCACGTAAACGGTCTGGCTCATCAGCAGAGAATAGTTTGATTCGAGAGCCATTGGTAAGACGTATCTCACCCATAGAGCGGTTGTAGTTTTCTAATGCGCCGTAGCGTCTAAGAATAGATACAAGGCCAGATTCACCTTCAGCACAGGTATCTCTAACGTCTGAGAATGTTGCAGCGACTACAGCCCATCGTGTCTTGGGCGCTCTAATGGCTTCCCACGCCATCCACTCAGCTGCGGTTCTAGTCTTTCCTGCGCCTCGACCTGCAAGATAAAGCCAAACGCTCCAGCCTTCCTCGGTCGGTATCTGCTCAATCCTCGCTAGTTGATCCGTCCACAGGTATCGGCTGGAGGCTAAGTTGTTCAAATGCGAGTCTGATTTCCCCAACTCTTGCTTCAATAGTAGATCCGTCATAGGTTATCGTTTCCACTTGTTGTCTAACCGGCGCGTCCAGCCCCATAAGTTTAGCTCGTCGTTCCATAATTGAAAGCACTCGGTCTATGGCGTACATGGATTTTCTGGTTTGTGCTTCGTACATTGCTATGTTGAGAAGTGTATCAAGGCGATCGCCTTCTAACTTTCTGTACTCTTCAACGGCTTCTGCAGGAATGGCTGCCAGAGCTCGTTGCACCCTAGCGTATGCCGTTGGCTTGGAGCAACCCATCTGGTCTGCAATTTGCTGGTATTTGTAGCCTCGAGACCTTAGCGTCAGTGCTTCTGTGTCCAAGTTGGCTTGTTCTTCTGTTCGTTCGTATCTGGCCATTGTTAGGACGGTATGGTGTTAGGAAGTAAAGTCATGTTCTTCACCTGTTTGCTCAAAAATTGGTTTTATTCCTGTAAGGGTCTGAAAGCGCTTGCAGATTACGTCCACATAGCGTGGGTCTAGTTCCATTAAGTAGCTGACCCGATTGGTTTTGTGAGCTGCAACTAGGGTTGAACCTGAGCCACCAAAGAGGTCTAGAACTATCTCGTTGGGCTTTGAAGACCAGACAATCATTTTTTCAACAAGTTCAATTGGTTTCATTGTAGGGTGTAGGGCTGACTTGGTTGGTCTGTTTTCCCTAATGACAGTAGAGAAGTCGTCTTTTAGGTCTTTTATGACCTGAATTAGCTCTTCGTTGCTCATTCCCTCTAGTGGTATGTCATCGTCTATCACCGTTGTTCTGGTAAAGTCTCCGACGAAGTAGTGACCTGCGCCTTCCTTCCAGCCGTAAATAATGGGTTCATGTTTCCAGTTAAAATCTTGTCGTCCAAAAGTTGCCGTGTTTTTGACCCAGATAAGAACTTGACTAAATTTTAAACCTGACTTGATATACTCGTCCGTGAAAGCCACGCGCTCAGTGTCTGCGTGTGAAACGTAAATCACTGCGCCAGGCTTCATCACTTCTTTGTAGCAAGCGTAAACTTTGCTCAAGAAAATGCGAAAATCTTTCGCAGCCATGTTGTCGTTCATAATAGTTCCGGCCACGCCGTTAATAGCAACGTTGTACGGAGGGTCTGTCCACACCATGTCGGCTTTCTTGCCATCCATGAGCATTTCTACATCTTTGAGGTTGGTTGAGTCTCCGCAAACTAAGCGGTGCTTACCCAGAATCCAAATGTCGCCGAGTTGGGATTTGGGCGTTTCCGGAGGAATTGGAACATCATCAAGTTCGCCGTTAAGCGGTTCCACTTCATCCATCTTGAGGTCGTCAAACCCCAGCTCAGCGATGTCCCAGCCCTCGGAGGTTAGTTCCCCTAAAGCTGCATTTAGTATTGTTTCGTCCCATTCGGCTAATGCGCCGGTCTGGTTGTCTGCGAGTGCGTAGGCTTTGACTGTGTTTTCATCCCAGTCTTTAGGTGCGCGAGCAATAGAAATTTCTTTCCAGCCTAGTGAACTAGCGGCTTCAAGTGTGCCATTGCCAGCAATGACTACGCCGTCGTGAGTAACCACTATGGGCTTACGTTGACCAAACTTCGAGAGGCTCGCTGCGATTGCGTCTAAATTGCGCTTGCTGTGTTTTCGAGCGTTGAGTGGATCAGGTGTAAGAGTTGTTAGTGGAACTGTCTCTACCTTCATGCTTCCCCTTATGTTCACTATGTGGACAAGAAACGCCAATAGTAACATACAATACTACCACAAATGGTTACACCTATGTAATTACTAGCGTGTAGTTATGGTTACAAACCTATGACCAGAAATGGTGAGCGCACGTTGGTCGTGTGCATTGCTGAGGCTTCGAGTGCCTGGTAAAGACTGCCCTCATCCTCGTGGTCGGTGAATAGTGATCCGAGCGCTGGAGCTGCGCCTGAACCCACTGCCCCATAGCAATAGCCGTCTGAGTCTTTCCTGGCTTCTATCATGCCTCGGTCAGAGTTAATCTCGTATAAGTGTCCACGCTCAATAGCCAGTAATTCCCATTCATCTTTAACGTCGTCAGGTAATTTGACGCTCTCAAGTAATTGCTCAAGTGTTGGGTTGTGAGCTTTGCCTGCGACTGCAAAGAATAGTTGACCGGCTTTCCATGACCCTGAGAAGCCAATAAGCAAGTTGCCGAACCGAGCCACTTTGGGCGTAGCTGATAGCGAGGCTAGGCCGTCGTCTGTGGAACTAAGGCTGTCTGCCCCTATCCAGCACCCATCTGGCGTTACAAGTCCAGCTACGACTGTCATCGTCTATTCCTTGACACTAAGACCATGCCAACGGTCATAATTAGAGTGTCCAAGACCATTACCCAAGAGTTCATGCTTTTATAGCCATCCAAGTAAGAATCCAAATGCAGACAAGGGTAATTATTGTGGTACTCATTTCCAGTTCCTTATTGCTTTGTAATACATAATGAGATACAAAGCGCTGTAAGCAATGAAGCCGTACTGGTGTGTGTGTATGGCATACACCACCCATACACATTCGTTGACTGAAAGAATGAACCAGCCTCTGACTTTTTTCTCACCTACGAAGAACAGGCCAGTTGATCCAATAGCTGCCAGCACCCATGACCACATCAGTCAAGTTCTCCACAGTTCAGGCAGGGCAATGAGAAGTCAGGTCGGTAGCCGTGACAGGTTCGACAGTAGTTGCGCTCGTTTGCACCCTGAAAAATGTTGTCCACCTTGCGACGTAGTTCACTGGACTCGTTGAAGCCATCCATAAACTCAGCAAAGTCTTCTTCGCTCATTCCTCAACGGCTTTCTTAATTGCTAATTCAATAAACTCAGACATCATTAAGTCAAGACGTTTCATGGCTTTTGCAATCTTCATCAGCTCGTCAGCGTCGAAGTCAATGGTTATGTGTGTGACTTCGCTCATGGGTTTTCCGGTATGCGCACACCACAATCAGGGCAGAAGAATGAAATGTATTTACGGAACTCGGTAGCACCAGTCTCGGCGTTCAGCAGTCTCCAGTAGCCGTGTTCGCAATCTTCAGTCATCGACGATACTTACTTACTATTTCTAGTGCGTCGGTCATACCCTGGGCATACCCATTGTCATACTCGTTAGATCCGTGAGCTAATGACTTGTTAAGTGCTTCTGCAACTCTGGCAAGAATTGTCTCTTGTGCTGATTCTATTTTCTTTCCCATTATTCCCCCTTAACCCTAAGTGTTCGGTGTCCTGGCGTAAGTTTAGCAAATTGCGCGTACACATCTGGGAGCTGCTCCTTTAACGCTTTGGTATCCAGCGACTCCCTGTCCTTCGTGGACTTGTAGGTGTAGAGCGTGTCACCGTCGAGCGTCACCGCCTCGGCATCACCCACAATTCTGAGTAGCTGTGCTTTGATTGCGTCAACGTCGGCTTGGGCTTCGTCTAGGCAAGCCTTAGCCTCTCTGTATTCGTAGATTAGATCCTTGATAAACTCGTCACCCTCAATCGTTACGCCACCCTCTGACGATGGGTAGACCGCCTTCAAAGTGTCAAAATCGGCTTGGTGTCCCACAATGTCCGGCTCGATGTTTTCCTCAACGTGTCGCCAGAACTCTTTTTCCATCTCGTACAAAAACACAAGGCTCTCACGCGTGTATTCCACTTCCCTAATGACTAGACCTTCTCCACCCACTAGGCAAGCGAAAACGACGTTGTGGATGTTTGTGGTGAGAGCGTAGTGACACCCCTGCCACCAGTAAGCGTCGGGAACCTGACCGTTGGCCCAGCCTCTTGCGTTGCCCTTACCGGCAATGGCTGTGGTTTTAATTTCTAGGATTGACTCAATGCGCTCTGGCTCTTCCAATACGTCAGTGACTTTGCCAGCCTCGTACTTATCTGAACCGGAGATAAAGAAATCCACGTTTGCAAGCTGCCATGAGTAACCGCCCTGAAGCATGACCGGCCAGCAGATAACGGCTGAGTTTGTTTCCTCGGCGTATGCCTCTGCAACGGTTCGCTCTAAACGGTTCCCCCACTTGGCTGCGTCGCCGGCTTCGTTGTTCTCTGTCAGTCCACGCTTGTTAGCCCATAGTGAGTATGGACTCTGATACGAGTTCTTACCCAGAATGATGCTTGCGTCTGAACCGCCGATACCTTGCTTACGTAGTTCAAGCCATTCATCACGCTCTAGTACGTCTGTTCTTACTACTACTTTGGCCTTTAACATTTAGTGCCTCCTCAAGCTCTAATCGTAGGTTACTACTGTGACATCAAAAAATCAACCACCTGCGGATCTAAATCCTGCGGACAATGAGCGCCAAGCGTCAAGCCTGGACTGTGCAGCTCGTAGCGCCTCACGAGTGGTAATTAGCCTGTTTTGGGCAATTAGGTAAGCCAGGTGTGCTTCCTCGCACTGAACCGTAGCATCTGCCTCTACCTCGTCAACGGTCAGCTTGGTCTTGGTTAAGGCTCGAATTGTTAGTCGGGTCTGAGCGTACAAGGCTTTGTAAGTGGCCTCGCAAATTGCAGCCTGTTGTCCTGCCGCGTTCATCTGATCCACAAGGTCTTCAATAATCTCAATCTCGTCAAGGATTCCCTTTTGAGTCATTGGCGGTATTAGTTCACGCGCCGGTTGGT